TCCATCAAGCATTTCCTACTGCTTTTCAGCATTGGGGTTATATGGATCAACAGAATCCTGAGTCTTTTGCTGCTGCAATTGGAAAATTTGATGTAGTTGCTACGATAGTCCGTAACCCTATTGACTCTATGGCTTCTTCAATAGTTTCTTTTGATTTAAATAATAACGAACAAATTATTCTTCGACTAGAAAAAACTTTAGAAATGTTAACTGCAATTAAAAATAATAAAGAAAATATATCTATATTTAATTTTAATGAAGTAATTGCAAACCCAACGGCAGTAGTTTCTAGACTTGCTAATGAATTAAACATAGATCCAGAGCCATACAATGAAGAGATTATTAGAGATAGATTAAGTATAACTCAAACAGGTTCATTTTATGCTCTCCCTATTGAGAATAATGATTTACTAGAAGAAGCCAAAAGCACTCTTGCTGGTGAAGAATTTGTTGAGTTATTAACTCAGTGCACAGATATTTACACTGAACTTATTGCATAATAATTATTTAAATAAAAACCCCCAAGGATTTCTCCAAGGGGGTATTTTATTACCTAAAAATTATTTAGGAAACCTCTTCATCCACTCTTTGGTCTTTGGAGTAATACCCTTCCAAGAAGACCAATCGTCTCCACCATTGGACATATAGTATGCAATCTCCGCATTTTTTACAGGATTGAATAGTTCAGCGTTAGAGTCAAGATCAAACTTATCACGTCTATCTGGACCCAGGTTGTCAATCATATTAATTTGGAACATTCCATAGGAAGAGTCCCCAGTCTTATGGTTTCCGTTAAATGCTAAAGGACGACCATTAGATTCTTTCTTAGCAATAGCCCAGGCTACTACTAAGTCGTTGCCTTTAAATCCCACCAAAGAAAGCAACTTCTTTAACTCAAGATCTGTAAGATCTGTTTTGTTTTCATAACGTTCTAACATTTTTGCTTTAGAAACAACAAAAGCCACCTTGTGGGTGGCAGCAGGGTTTTCAGCCTGTTTAATTAGTAAGTTGTTTTCAGTAGTTGATGCATTCGCAAAGTTGCTAAAAGGTGCCACAACTCCTACCAATGCTAGGATTCCAATCCAAGCCTTCTTGTCTCTTCTCATAATAATAACCTCCTAGAGAACAAATGCTACCCGTTGGTAGCATGTATTAATTATAACATGAATTTGGCCTCAAAGTCAAACTTTAGGTAACATTTCTATAACTTTTTAATTTCCACGTCGGAAAGTGGTATAATAATAAGTATTATGGCTACTGGCGCAACTACTACTTATGATCTTCCTTATCCCGTTTTAACTGACCCTGTAAATGTCCATGGAGACATTCAATCACTTGCTGAGCGGATAGAAGATGTTATTTCAAATGTTGGTCTTCCTTTTATTTCACTTGAAGTTAGAAATGCAACAGGCTCAACAATTGCAAAAGGAACTCCTGTATATATTTCAGGGTACTCAACAAAACCAACAATTGCAAAATGTGACTCAGATGATTTAGCAACTTTCCCAATGATAGGAATAACACAGGCAGCAATTACTAACGGGTCAGATGGAGTAATAATTGTTTCTGGTATATTTGAAAATATTGATACTTCTTCATATACCGCTGGAGAAATCCTATACGTTGCAAATGGTGGAGGACTTACAGATACAATTCCTGCTGGTGGATCAGGGGCGGTAGCAGTTGTTGCTAAGTCAAATGCATCAACTGGAATAATTGTAGTTGGACAGCCAAAAGGCAATGGAACGTGGGGATCAATGAAAGCAGGTTTAGCATAATGGCAACTTATAGAGGTCAAGGCGCATCTACATACGACATTGGTGAAGCACCACCATTTGTTAATTGGACTATTGTAAAAGGAGATACAGCATCCTTTATGGTCTACCTAACAGATGATACGCAGCAGCCTTTAAATATTCCTGATTGGACAATAGAGGCAGAATTTAAAAGACCAACCACAATAGTTGATCCTCAAATAATTACGGACACCGCAACAATACTTTTTACAGTTAATCCTGCACAAGATGAAGATGATGAAGACGGAGAGTTTAAGATTAACCTAACTGCAGCCCAAACCGCACAGTTAAGAACAGATGATATTTTTGATATTGAGTTACGTCTTCCACAAGATACCCTTGTTTGGACGGTTGCCCAAGGCAAGATAACTCTTCTTGAAGATGTTACAAATTAATGGCAAGCATTACAATAAAAGGCAATACTCCTGTTTTTACAAGAGTGGTTGAAACTGTTTCTTTTCCAAATGTAGAAATTGTTGACACAAATCGTGGGGTAAGTATAAATTCACTCCTACCCTTTAGAATAAGATTTACAGCAACTAAGATACCTAACAGCCTTGGCAACATACCAGCAATTCCATTGCAGATAATTGGCTTCTCTAACTATATACTTTGAAATATATGATATAATTCAGGCATGGCGAAAATATCAATAGCAAGCGTAAAGGCCCTGTTTCAGACAGGGGATAGACCAACTCAAGCAGACTATGTTGACTTAATTGACAGTTCATCTGCAAGATCAACAGATCTTGGTTCAGATGGCAATAACGAAGTAACAATCGCTGGTATTGAGAACAGTACAATCTTTGATAATTTTACTGCCTCAGAATGGAGATCAGTTAAGTATGTGATCTCAATTAAAAAAACTTCTGGTGGTGCTAATAAATATTACACAACAGAACTAACCATAGTCCCTGACGGCACAAATGATAATGTCAGTGAGTATGGAACAGTAGACAATGATGGGAATATTGGCACCATTAGCGTCTCTAGAGCAGGAGATACAGTCTCACTAACTGTAGTTCCCGTGGTGAGTCAGACCCCGATTACCTTACGCTACATGCGTACTGGTTTGAAGGCTTAACCAAGGAGATAATAAAATGGCAACAGTAACAAAAGATTTTAGAGTAAAAGCAGGACTGGTAGTTGAGGGATCAACTGCGACTGTTAATGGAAAGAACGTAATCACAGCAGGTGTCGTTGACGCTAAAGGTGATTTAATTGTAGGTAGCGCAGACGATGCAGTAGCACGTCTCGGAATTGGAAGCAACGGACAGGTCCTTACAGCAAATTCAGGGGCAACATATGGAGTTGAGTGGTCAGCACCAGCAGCAGTTGGTGTATTTGGTTCAAGTATTGAATTTGAAGGCGCAACAGCAAATAATTTTGAAACAACTCTTGCAGTAACAGACCCAACAGCAGATAATACAATCACACTCCCAGATGCAACTGGTACAGTAGCACTTACTTCAGACATTACAACACATGCAAACCTTACAGAGGCTCATGGCGCAACAGGTGCAGTAGTTGGAACAACTAACACACAGACACTAACAAACAAAACATTAACATCACCAAAAATTAATGAAGATGTTGCAGTTACAGCAACCGCTACAGAAATTAACTTAATAGATGGTTCAGTAGCGGGTACTATTGTAAATAGCAAAGCAGTAGTTTATGGTTCAGCAGGAGAAGTAAATGCTACAACATTACAAATTGCTGGCACATCACTCACAGCATCTGCCGTAGAACTTAACTATGTTGATGGTGTAACTTCAGCAATCCAAACTCAGTTAGATGCTAAGGCTTCATCTTCAGACCTTACAACTCACGGCAATCTTACAGAAGCACACGGTGCAACTGGTGCGGTAGTTGGAACAACAAATACACAGACCCTTACAAATAAGACTCTTACAAGTCCAACACTTACAACTCCAGCACTTGGTGTTGCTACTGCTGACTCTATTAATGGCACAAGCATTCCAAACACAAAGACACTTGTTGTAACAACAGATAAGTTAAACGTACTTGCAGCAACATCCTCATCAGAACTTGCTGGAATTATTTCAGACGAGACTGGTACTGGAGCACTTGTTTTTGCTAATACCCCAACACTTGTAACACCAAACATTGGTGCTGCAACTGGTACATCTTTGGTTCTTTCAGGGGACCTAACAGTTAACGGTACAACAACTACAATTAACTCAACAGAAATCACAGTTGACGATAAGAACCTTACACTTGGTTCAGTAGCAACACCATCAGATGCAGGTGCTGACGGTGGTGGTATTACTCTTAAGGGTGCTACAGACAAGACTATCAACTGGGTAGATGCAACTGATGCATGGACATTCTCTGAGCATGTTAACCTTGCTTCTGGCAAGGCTTTCTACCTAAACGGTACACTAGAAACAGCAGCAACACAAACTCTTACAAACAAGACAATTGATGGCGCAAGCAACACACTTACAGTGCGAATTGCAAACGATGTTTCTGGTCTTGGAACTGGCGTAGCCACATTTCTTGCAACACCATCTTCTGCAAACCTTGCAGCAGCATTAACTGATGAAGCAGGATCTGGAACAGTAGCGTTTACCACTAGTCCAACATTTGTTACACCAACACTTGGTGCAGCAAGCGGTACAACTTTGTCTCTTTCAGGAGCATTGACTGCAACAGCAATCACACTTGATAATACATCAATAGGTGATGCAACAGCAACTGCTGGAACTTCAGCAACTACAATTGATACATGGTCAGCAACAACATATTCTGCTGCTAAGTACATTGTTCAAATGAAGAAGGCTGGAGCCATTGAAGTAATTGAAATTCTTGTAGCCGTTGATGGAAGCAATAACGTTTACCTAACAGAATACGCAGATGTAATAGGCGGAGAAAGTTCACTTGGAACAACAGATGCTGTTTATGACAACGGAAATGTTCTTCTGCAGGTAACTGCAGCAGCAGCAGATACCGCTGTTAAGATCCATAGAACTTACATCGAAGCATAATTAGTGACGGGAGTCAACTGTGGCAACAACTAATAGAGACTTTAAAGTAAAGCATGGGCTATCAGTAGCCGAAGGCGGTACTTTTGGTCAGGCTGTCACAGTTGGCACCCCAACACAAAATGGACATGCAACAACAAAACTTTATGTAGATAGCAAAGGAGCCATTGCTGCCCCAGCATCAACAGCCCCAGGAAGCCCAGTAAATGGACAGTTATGGTTTGATACTGTAACAAGACATTTATCTATCTATTCAACAGATGCTGCTGACTGGATTATGATTGCAACTTTTGCAGATACAGCAGATCTTAGACAACACATCCACGATACATCAATTGGTGGAAATGGACTTATTGTCAGCGTTTACCAAGATGCTGGATATTACGACTCAATATTTTCTTCAGCAGAAGATGCTGGATACTATGACTTAAATGAGTGGGCAATGGAATGGAATGGCGGAATTGCAATAGATAATTTTAACTAATTATCTGTTATAATATAACTACTAAAGGAGTAGCACAAATGGCAACAAGAATGCAACAGCGCAGAGGTACTGCAGCACAGTGGATATCTACTAATGCTGGAGCAGGCCCAGTTCTTAATTCTGGTGAAATCGGCTGGGAATCAGATACCAATAAGTTTAAGATTGGCGATGGCGTAAATAACTGGTCAAGCCTAGACTATTTTATTGATGGTAACTCAACAGCAAATCCTGCTTTTGGTTCAAGTATTACATTTGAAGGTGCTACCGCAAACGACTTTGAGACTACAGTTGCCGTAACAGATCCAACTGCTGACAGAACAATTACTTTACCTGATGCAACAGGAACAGTGGTTTTGGCTGACGGCAGTGGAAATCTTACAGTTTCAGGAAACCTAACAGTAAGTGGTACAACTACTACTATTAACAGCACAACAATTAATGCTACAACAGGCATTGTTTTTGAAGGTGCAACAGCAAACGATTTTGAAACCACTTTAACAGTCACAGATCCAACAGCCGATAGAACTATCACTTTCCCTGATGATGGTGGAACAGTTCAACTTAGAGTTACAGATGTTTCAGATACAGAAATTGGATACCTCAATGGAGTTACTTCTGCAATTCAAACACAATTAGACGATAAGTCAACTGCATCTAAAACTGAAACTTTAACTAACAAGTCAATATCACTTGGCTCAAACACAGTTACATCAACTCTTGCACAATTGAACACTGCAGTTACTGATGCTGATGTAGCCTCTCTTGCAGGTTCAGAAACACTTACAAATAAGACAGTTTCTCTTGCCTCAAATACAGTATCAGGAACAATCGCACAATTTAACACAGCGGTTACTGACGCAGACCTTGCTACACTAGCAGGAACAGAAACTTTAACAAATAAAACTTTAACTAGCCCAACAGTATCAGGTCTATATATTTCAGATTCAGGGATTGTTTTTGAAGGCTCTGGTGGAGATGATGCTCACGAAACAACTCTTACAGTAACAAATCCAACTGAAGATCGCACACTAACTTTTCCTAACTCAACAGGCACTCTTGCAACACAAGAATATGTTGATTCATCAGTAAGCGGTGCTGCAGTAGATCAGTCTACTTTGGCTGGTACTGGAATTAACTGGAATGCTGGAACAAGTAAGTTTGACGTAGACACACTAGCAATTCAGGCTAAGGTAGCAGATGTTTCAGATACTGAAATCGGATACCTTAATGGCGTTACTTCAGCAATTCAGACACAACTAGATGATAAGTCAACTGCTTCAAAAACTGAAACACTTACAAATAAAACTTTAACCACTCCAACAATTAATGGACCAACAATTACCGCAACTGGTCAAACACCAACAATTCATGGTATTTATTTACCATCTCCACATACAATTATTTTTGAAGGTACAACGGCAGATGAATTTGAAACAACTTTAACTGCTGGTGAGCCAACTGCTGATAGAACTATTACTCTTCCTGATGGCACAGGAACTCTTGCTTTAGCAGCAAACGTAGCAGCACTTTCAGGTGCAACATTTACAGGAGCAGTATCAGGAACAGACCTAACACTTTCTGGTAACTTAACAGTTAATGGAACTACAACAAACCTTAACTCAACCAACCTAGTTGTTGAAGATAAGAACATTATTCTTGCAGATGTTGAAACACCTACAGATACAACTGCTAATGGTGGCGGTATCACGTTAAAGGGTGCAACAGATAAGACGCTTAACTGGGTAGATGCTACAGATGCCTGGACTTCATCAGAAGACTTCAATCTATTAACTGGTAAGGTCTATGAAATTGCAGGAACCTCAGTTCTTTCAGGTTCAACACTTGGTTCTGGAGTTACAGCATCTTCTCTTACATCTGTAGGAACAATTACATCTGGTACATGGACTGGTACAGCAATTGCAATTGCAAATGGTGGAACTGGTCAAACTACAGCAATGACTGCAGCAACTGCACTTCTTCCAGACCAGACATCTAACTCTGGCAAATATCTTACAACAGATGGCTCAGGAACACTTTCTTGGGGAACTGTTTCAGGATACTCAGCACCAACTATTGGTTCAACATCAGTTGCTTCAGGTGCAACAGTAACTACAATTGCTGGTTTAACTTTAGACTCCCCAGTTCTTACAACTCCAAGTATTAGCACTATTGATGCTGTTGGAGATTTACTTATTGGTACCGCAGATAATACTATAGGAAAAATTTCAATTGGAGCAAATGGATATCTTTTGACTTCAAATGGAACAACTGCATCCTGGCAAGCAGCAGCACCAAGTGGTGCAGCATTTAGCGAACTTATGCTAATCGGTGCGTAGCACTTAATAAAATTAAAAGTACTAACCCTTAACAAAAGGTTAACAGATTTAAACTCCGCATAAAACGGAGTTTTTTTCTTTGTAAATTTGTGATATACTTAACACTACTTTGGAAAACTCAAAGTACTCATCTAAATTTGCTTAGAAAGGTAAATACATGTCAGAAGTTTTTTCGTTTCGTCTATCAGAAGAATTTGTAAATAAATATAATAATGTTCCAGCACCATTTGGTTTTACAGATGCTGGATCTAACTCTTTAGGAGAAGTTACATTTATACGTACATATTCTAGAGTAAAAGAAGACGGTACAAAAGAACGATGGCATGAAGTCTGTCGCCGTGTAATTGAGGGTATGTATTCAGTTCAGAAGAATCATGCTAAAGATAATCGTTTACCTTGGAATGATAACAAGGCTCAAAAGTCTGCACAAGAGGCATTCCAAAGAATGTATGAACTAAAGTGGACACCGCCAGGACGTGGCTTATGGGCATTTGGAACCCCTATGACTATGGAAAAACGTAACTCTGCTTCCCTTCAAAATTGTGCAATGGTTTCAACTAGAGATATTGATCGTAATGATCCTGGTGCATTATTTGCTTGGGTAATGGATGCATTAATGTTGGGTATTGGGGTTGGATTTGACACCCTTGGACAAGACAAACAAATGTCTATTTATGCACCTACAGAGCCAGCAGTAGTTTATGAAATCCCAGATACCCGTGAAGGATGGGTTGAATCTGTAAGATATTTAATAAATTCATACCTTCGTCAAAACCAGCCTATTCAAGAGTTTACCTATGACCTTATCCGTCCTCTAGGAGCACCGATTAAAGGCTTTGGAGGGGTAGCCAGCGGTCCAGCACCACTTATTGATCTCCATACACGTATTAGAAATGTAATTGGCTCTAGAGCGGGGGAACTATTAGATAGTCGTGCAATTGTTGACCTTGTTAATCTTATTGGTACCTGTGTTGTTTCTGGAAATGTTCGTCGTTCTGCTACCCTTGCACTAGGCGCAGCAGAGGATGAAGGTTTTATTAATCTTAAAAATCCAGAAGTATTTCCAGAGCGAAATTCCTATGATCCAGAAAAACCAGGTTGGGCTTGGATGTCTAATAATTCTATTTCAGCAACAGTTGGAACAAAATATGAAGACTATGTAGATTTAATTGCAGACAACGGAGAGCCAGGATTTATTTGGCTAGATGTGGCAAGAGAATACGGAAGATTAAAAGATGCACCAGATTATAAAGATTCCAGAATCATGGGATTCAATCCTTGTGCGGAGCAGCCATTAGAATCTTATGAACTTTGTACACTTGTAGAAGTGCACTTAAATCGTCATGAGTCTAAAGAGGACTTCCTCAAGACATTGAAGTTTGCATATCTTTATGGAAAGACTGTAACATTAATGCCAACGCATTGGCAACAGACAAACGGTATTATGCAAAGAAACCGTCGTATTGGAACATCTCTAACAGGCATTGCATCTTTTGCAGATAGTAGCGGACTTCCAGCATTGCGTGAGTGGATGGATGAGGGGTATGAAAAAATTCGTCACTATGACCATAAATATTCAGAGTGGCTATGTGTTCGTGAATCTGTTCGTGTAACTACCGTCAAACCTTCAGGATCTGTTTCTCTTTTATCAGGTGCAACTCCTGGAGTTCACTGGGGACCTGGTGGAGAGTTTTATCTTCGTGCTATTCGTTTTGGTAATACAGATCCAATGATGTATTTATTTAAAGCAGCGGGATATAAAATTGAAGACGATGTAGTATCAGCAAATACCTCAGTGGTTTACTTCCCAGTTGCATCAGGACACAAACGTTCTGAAAAACAGGTTAGTTTATTTGAAAAAATTGGTTTGGCAGCAACAGCCCAAAAGTATTGGTCTGATAATGGCGTTTCCGTTACTCTTTCATTTGACAAAGAAGAAGAAACAAAGTTTATTGCTCCAGCCCTAAATATGTATGAGGGTCAACTAA